GCTCAATTAAAGGGTTCATTGTTGACGGCTTAGTGAATAGCTTAATAGTGCGCTTCTTGCGCTTAGGTGTCGCTACATGACGTCTATAGTCGCGCTCACAGAAGCCTATTAGCTGGTACATACCCTTCATGCCTTGTGGTGCCACATTCTTAATCTCAAGGCCGTGAGCTGTGCGTAGTTGTCTAATCGTAGCACCCATGTTGTGAGCAGCTTTGTTGTATTTAGCGCAAAGTAATTCGATGCTGATTGGTTTATCGATACCTTCATTTAAGAACTGTGCAGCTAGATTAAATACATCGTTAGACTGAATGCGCTCAGCGCGCATTTGAAATTGCTCTTCAATCTGTGCTGGTGTTGCGTCTTTGATTTTTATTACTAGTAAACCTTCCATTTTAAGCATCTCCATTAAACCAAGTTAAACATGCGATACGACCGTCATTGCTTCGGTGAACTTGGATAAGCCATTCTTTACCTTTATCTAGCTCTGCAATTCGCTTGCGCAGAGTGCTTCGGCTTCCACCAAGTAAATCAGCAACTCTGGACTGATTGCCATGGTGATGTTTCATCACTTCTTGAAGAGTAATTGCCTCAACTTGAATAGTTACAGGCTCGTTTAAGTAATCTAGTGCTGTCATAATATTTTCCAGTTTGTGTTGACATACGAACACTATATGTATAAATTTAACACACGTCAACAAGATATTTAAACAAACGAGGATAGATAAGATGAGTAACAACATTAAGAATGCAGATTTAACGGCAATGCCTTGCCACACACAATCAACATCAAATTCATTTGGTGGGCTAACAAAGCGCGAGATGTTCGCCATGCATGCTATGCAGGGTTTATTGTCTGATACTTCATATGCCGATCTATACAATTCAGCAGATGAGTGGAGAAAAAACGTAAGCGAGGCTTCTGTTGAATTTGCAGATGCACTACTAGCGGAGTTAGATAAATGAAAAAACTAAAACTAAAGCGCGTTGTGTTTGGTAGTTATGGAAGGGTTTATGATTTTGGAGGGAAGAAGAAATGAGTGATTTAAAGCCGTGTCCGTTTTGTGGTGGGGATGCTCACATAGAGAGAATGGGAACAGCTAGAGTTTCGATGCAGATTGAATGTGGTGAATGTGGCGCTGGCATGGAAACTGGAGAGACTTGGATTAATGAGCATTCAAGTTGGAACAACCGTGCACAACCAACCATAGCCGACTATCTTGAAGCTAACAAAGAAATGATAGATAAGACTGGGCGCAAGGTTGTTACTATTGAGAGCTTGAAGAAGTTTATGGAGGGTGAGTGATGAGTCTTCATAAAAGTTTCACTAAATATGAAGTTGAGCGACTTGTGCTTTATGGTATTAGACACGACAGACCTAGCCAAATAGCAGATGCATTCGTTCTTGGCTTGAGAGATAAAGATAGCCACCTAGATCGCATTGCTGAGCTTGAAAGGTTTATTGAATCACTTCAACTTGATGTTAGCGATGACGTTAGACGATGTGAACTTATGGGTAGGGATTGGTAATGACAGAGACAATGGCTGAATTCTACGAACGAAAGTGGATTGAAACGGGTGATTTAAATTACCTTGAGTTGGCGAATAAGTTGAGAGAAAAGGAGAAGAGTAATGGTTGATATTGTTGTGTATTTTATATTTGGTTTTGCGGCTTGTTGGGTTTTGTGTGGCGTGGTAACTATCTACACTATAGCAAAACCTCATTTTGATGGTGACAGTGTTGATATCCCACCGTTTTTTATTTGTTTGATTGTTTTGTTTTTTGGTCCATTCTCGCAGGTAGTGGTTAATAACTCAAAAAACGAAGTGATGTTTAATCACAGGTAAAACCAAGCCCCTCAACTACGAGGGGCTTTTTGTTATCCACCAACCGTAATTAAAAAGTCAATCTCACTAATGGTGAAGTTTCCAGGAGCGTCAGAAGGTAGGTTTAGTATAAACTTAGCACCATTTTGAACCAGTGTTGAGGTGTTCTTTGATAGTCTCGATACAAGCGATTGGGCTCTAGAATCAAAATTAAGTTGAAACTGCCTCTCAAATGCCATTGTACCAATCTTAACATCAAGAGCGCCGGCCTGTGTTATCTGGTAGTAGTCAACCAGTACCGCAGAATCAAGACCACCGGCAAATGTGCCTGAAAGCCTGCATGATACAGCAACCTCTCTAAGGTCTAGTATCCCGCCTGTTGTTGTATCAATATCTGGAAATCTAACCCTTCCAAGCTCGGTTAAAAATCCAGTGTATGGGTCGTTTGCTGAATCCTTTATCTCCGCGCCACTAGCAGCAACAAAGCTTTCTGTAAAATCAGAAAAGAACTCATCAAAGATATCAACACTTGAGCCGGGAGTTACAACTCTTGACAGGCCTGGAGCGACCAAGAATGTTGTTACAGGGGCTGTATTCTTCATGAACTTTGATATTGAAATTTCGCCTACACCTGGGTTTTCAGGTGGCGCTGTCACTTCGAATTCAGGGCTAAGCTCAATCTTTCTGAGTGATGCGGCTCCACCAAACTGGTCTACGGTTATGAATCCGCTAGCGTCAATATACTTCCAGTCCGGTATTGAAGTATCGTATTGAAGCCAAGCCGACTCACCCGAGTCATCGCTTTTTATCAGGGCTACCATGCCATCCGTTAGTCTTGAGGGATTGGCGATAGACCAAGCGTCAAGCGCATCCGCATCAGCTTGCACGGTGAAGTTCTGGAAGTCACCGCCGCCGCCGTTCTTTATCGCTTCAAGTATTTCCGAAAGCAGTTCATTTCTTATGCTCATTTCATATCCTTATAAGGCATTTAGCCAGTCTCTTAGTAATTGGTTTCGATTGTTTGGATTTGTCACAGAGCCACCATTTGCGATAACTATCTGTGCTAAAAGCGCGTTCATTGTCATATACCACCTCCATTTTTAGCATATACAAAAAAGCCCCCGATTTGGAGGCTTTTGGTTAATCTTTCTTTTTACGGGTTCGCTTTGGCTTCTCTTCCGCTTCTGCTTTAGGGTTTGGATCGTATTTGGCATCTACAACTTTATAGCCTTTTGCGTTCCATTCCTTTTTTAGCTCAGTAGAAACGGGATGGGCCAAGTATTTAACTTTATCCATCCCTTACCCCTTACTGATCGATATCAGCAATAGCAAGCGTACCAGCGGTGTGCTTAACTGAGTTCATTACATTATCCCAGTTAGTACCAGTAAATAGCGCCGCATCGTTTGGAGATGAACCGCCGTTAGCGATGTCCCATGCGTAGCCTTTTAGTTTAATACCGAACGAGTAATCAGCCTGCCAAGTCGTCTCAATACGAGTCTGACCGTTTGATGTATCTAGGTGCGTGATAATATCAGATGCGTTATCAACAACAAGACCACCAGCAACGATTGAAAGAACTTTCGTCTTGTTAGGTGTGCCAGTTTCAGTAAGAGAAGGAATATCAGATACTACGAATAGCTTACCTAGAATCGATTGAACAGTTACGTTGGTTGATTCAAATAGGCGCTCGCCATTCTCTAGACCTTTCTCTAGCAGCTTGTGGTAAGCCGCACCAGTCATTACGTCAGCACGTAGCATTCCTGACATGTCGCCAAACTTAGCGTGAGATCCATTTAGCACCGACTGAGTTAGAGCGCCAGCACCAGCAGTCAGTGAAGATACATCATTCACAAGCGCAGGAATGTTCTCAATTGCAGCAACAGCACAACCAACAACAGTGTTTAGTTGGTCAGCAAGAAGCGCATCAGCAAAGCCTTGAGCGATTACATTGATAGCCTCTTCAGGAGAAGAAGATAACCAAGTAAGCTGTGAAGGCTCAAACACCACAGGACCGAAACCACCAGCAACTTTAACGCCAACCATTTCTGATTCAGATAGTGCAGTTTCAGCAGCAGCGGCTTGTGCTGCGTTACGGTCAACGCGACGCTGTGCAGATGCTAGCGAGTTATAGAAAGACTCACGAGTGTAGTTACCCATCCAGCGAGACATATCAAGAACGATAGTACCACCAGATGCCGCGTTGAATTTTTGCAAATCTTGGCCAAGCAACTCAATGGTGCGTAGGCGGATTTGCTCGTCATATACTTGCATGTTAGCTAATGCCATAATATTTTACCTTTTAGTTTAATAAACCACTTTCGCGCAAACGTTGTTTAAATGCGCTGTCCGCATCGTTAGCAGCCTGACCGCCTTGATTACCTGTTGCACCTACACCCTGAGTATTAGGAGCGCTTAACATTGCCGACCAAGTAGGGTCTGTTTTTGCAAACTCTTTGAAATCAGCAGTTGTGTTAAATTCTTTATCGCCGTGACGAATAACAACCTTTTTGTTGCCCTGATCGTCGTAGCTAACTTCTGTATTCGCATTCAGTAGAGCCTGAGCTGCCGGTGTGAAGTTTTCATGAACACCGCGCATAATGTCAGAATGAACTTCTGATAAATCACGCTGCTTTAATGC